TCGCCGGCCGGCCAGCACAGCCGACCGGCCAGCACAGCTGCACAGCCGACCGGCCAGCACAGCTGCACAGCCGACCGGCCAGCACAGCCGCACAGCCGACCGGCCAGCACAGCTGCACAGCCGGCCGGCCAGCACAGCTGCACAGCCGACCGGCCAGCACAGCTGCACAGCCGACCGGCCAGCACAGCTGCACAGCCGACCGGCCAGCACAGCCGCGCGGCCGACCGGCCAGCACAGCCGCGCGGCCGAAAAAAAAGCCCGCACAGCGTGCGGGCTTGAGTGTGTCGGCCGGTCGTCTATCGGTAGCGGATAACGCGGCCTGTTTCGAGTGCTGTTCGCATCGCGCCCCATAGGTCAGAGTGATAGCCACCGAATTCATCGGTTTCCAAAACCTCGCGCATCGCATCGATGATCGCGCGCGCGGCCGCTAGTTCAACCGCTAGATTTTCGACATGGGCGACAACGTCGCGGGGAACAATTTTATTCATGATGCAAGCCTGATATCGATGCGGCGCGCGCCGGAGCCGTGCGCCGGGAATGCGACGATGCTGGTGCGTTGTCGCTGGCACAACTGACACGTCATGCACGACACGTCGTCGCGTTGTGTGGCTGGACAGATAACAACTTGACGGCCGGCCGGGGTCACAAAATTTTCGGTCGTCGTTGACGGCACGACCACAACGACCGGTGAGCCGCGACCATAAAGCCGGTCGGCTTCCGCGATCGTGTCGGCCGATAAATTGACTGTGAACCCTGCGGCATTCGCATGAGCAAACCATGAGATAGAGCGGTCATCTTTCCAATGCGAATAGGTGAACCCCCTTTTTCCGATGTTCGCGTGCGCCAACTGACCCAGCCGCACGGGGTCAACTGTGCGGCCGGTGCTATCCGGTGGCATATCACCGGCTTGATTGTGTCGCCACAGTTGGCCGGCCGGCAGCGCATCGATGGCCGCGCAAAATGTCGGCCAATCCGTACCGCGCGCACCGGCCGACACGGCGCGCCAATGCAGTCCCAAAAATGACCGGTCGGCATAGCACTCGGCTTTTTGGCCGCAGTCTAGGGGACATGACTGCGCGCCGGTCGTGCTAACCGGTATCGGGCCGGTTTTGGAATTTGATGAAATGAGAGAGAGATGGACGTTCATGATTAGCCCTTGATGATGAGAATGATCAAACACACGGCGAACAACGCGATCGGGACAACGATCGGGTTCATGATGCGCGCACCACAGCCGGTGCGCCGGCTTGCCGCATTCCGATAACGATGCAGCAAGCCGCGCGATAAGACAGCCCCGAAAAAACGACCCCGTATGCATCGGCCGGATTGACGCGGCCGACAACGCACCACAGGCCGCGCGTCATGCTGCGGCTCCTTTCTTGAGTGTGTCGGCCGCGCGCAGGATTAGCCCGTAAGTGTCGGTCGTGTCGACGACCGGATAACCCAAAATTTCAGCCGCGCGCGCGGCGACCCAGTAAAAATTGCCGCGCGCGATGCTGTCGGCGAAGACCGGCTCGTTTTGTAGACAGTAACGCGCCACGGCGACGATCGCCGAAACTGTGTGAAGTGATTTTGGAATATTCATGGTTTGCTCCGGTAGTTTAGTGAAGGGTCACAGCGTGTCAGGCTGTGTGGTGGCGGTTTTCTAGTTTTCTTGACTCGGGCCGCTAAAGCCGCCAAAACACCCGCGATGCATGAATGCATCGGAAAACCCCCACGCGTGGGGGTGATCCGATGGACTCAAAAACAGGCCTGATCGGCGAAGTAATCGCGCGCAAAAAGTTTGCATTGAGCGATCGTGTCGCACGTGCCCATGTAATCGTCGCCGTCGGCGCTGGCGAAAATTTCATAGACCCCGGCAACTTCATCGAACATCGCCCATGCTTCTAGGTTCTGGGCTTTGTCGGTGGCGATAAGGATTGGTGCGTGCATGGTTTGCTCCTTAGATGATGAAGTCGGAATGAGAAACGACGCCCAGCGCCAACGAAAACGCGAGGATCGACTGTTTTTGCTTCTCGCGCATGGCCGCGCGGTAGAGTGCCGACAAGCCGCGCGCGGCCATGTCGCGATGACCGGCGGCCGCGTATCGCGCGCAGTTGGCACACTCGCGTAGTTGGTGCTTGTTCATGTCGGTTTTCGGCGCTCCGAAAATCTCGCGCAGTTGGCGCGCGGTGTCTTCGGCGTGCTTAATCGATGTCAGAGCGCATCGATCGTATAGGCGCGCCACGCGGCTTGCTTCGGCGGCTTGTTCTGGCGTGTAGTGCGCGATCGTGGCCTGTGCGGCCGCGCGGCGTGCGTCAAGTGATGCGAAAATTTCCGTAGTGTCGACTAGCATTTTTTGCTCCTTGTGTGTGTCATCGTGCGGATCGCACAGCCAGAGTGTAAACGAACTTCAAGTCCCAGGACAACATTTTTTGTGTGTTTTTGTGGTCGCCGGTCGGCTGTGCTGTGGTCGGCTGTTTTCGTTCGCGTGTGTCGTTGTGGTCATCTGTTTTTAAGTTAGAGAATTTGGGATTGTGTTTCTAGTCCAGCATGGCCGCGCGCATGGCGCCGGTTTTTAGGGGGTGGCCACAATGACCACTTGACCCACAGCCGCGCGGCCGGCCGGCTTTGTGTGTCGTTGTGGTCGACACACACACACAGCCGATCGGCGATCGGCCGACCGGCCGGCCGGCGACCACAACGACACACAGCCGCACAGCCGACCGGCCGACCGGCGACCACAACGACACACAGCCGACCGGCCACGCGGCCGCACAGCCGACCGGCGACCACAACGACACACAGCCGACCGGTCACAGCCGACCGGCCACGCGGCCGCAGCCGACCGGTCACAACGTGCGGCCGATCGCCGCGCGGCCAGGCCGATTAGGGTTAACCCTAATTAGATTCGACATACTAGTATCAGGGTTTCTACTTACTAGTATCGACCGGGGGGGCAGGGCCGACGGCGTCCGGCCGCTGCTACGGAGGGGCCACGAACAAAATTTTTTTGGTATAGTTGCAGCCATGTTTCAATCACTTCCTTACGAACCCCGGCGCGTACAGGCAACAGAAGCGCGGTTGGAGCGCATATACGCTGTTGCCAAACGCGGGTTAAAAGGCGACTCGCTGGCGATAGCCGCAGGGTTGTTGCCGGAGGAGTTCAATCAACTCGCGCAACTAGACCCGCTGGTTAACCTGGCCGCGCAAAAAGGCCGCGCTGACGCTGAGATGGAACTGTCCGAGGTGCTGTACAAAGCGGCAATGGCTGGCGACGTTAAAGCCGCCACAACAATCTTGCAGCACAAGTGCGATTGGGTCGCCAAGCAACAGATCGAAGTCAACCAGACAATCTCGATCACCGCCGCGCTTCAAGAAGCACAGCGGCGCGTAATTAACATGGACGACTATGCAAACGACAATCTATTCAGCAACGGACGAACAAGCGTTAATGGCGAGGTTGTGGACGCCCGCGTTATCGAATGATCCGTTAGCGTTTGTGATGTTCGTGTTCCCGTGGGGTAGAGCGGGCACGCCGCTGGAACACTTCACCGGCCCGCGCAAGTGGCAAAGAGAAGTCCTCGCGGCCCTACGCGAACACATCAAGCAAAACGGCGGCAAAATTGACTTTGACACGCTCAGATTAGCGGTGGCGTCAGGGCGCGGTATCGGCAAGTCGGCCCTAGTCAGTTGGCTGACGATCTGGATGCTGTCCACGCGGATCGGCTCGACTACCATCATCTCGGCTAACTCAGAGTCGCAGTTGCGGTCGGTCACATGGGCCGAAATCACCAAGTGGCTGGCGATGTCGATCAACAGCACTTGGCTTGAGGTCAGCGCCACCAGACTGATGCCCGCCAAGTGGCTGACTGAACTGGTCGAGCGCGACTTGAAGAAAGGCACGCGGTACTGGGGCGTCGAGGGCCGGCTGTGGTCGGCTGAGAATCCTGACGCCTACGCGGGCGTCCACAACTACGACGGCGTGATGGTGGTGTTCGACGAAGCCAGCGGTATCGACGACTCGATCTGGTCGGTGACAAGCGGCTTCTTCACAGAGAACACGCCCAACAGGTTCTGGCTGGCGTTCAGCAACCCGCGCCGCAACACGGGGTACTTCTACGAAGCCTTTAACAGCAAGCGGGACTTTTGGGGCGGCAAACAAGTAGACGCGCGCACGGTCGAGGGTACTGACAAAGCGGTCTACGAGCAGATCATCGCGGAGTACGGGTCAGACTCGTATCAAGCGCACGTTGAGGTGTATGGGTCGTTCCCTAACGCCAGCGACGACCAGTTCATCGGCAGCAGCATAGTGGATGAAGCGATGGCGCGAGAGAAGTATAGCGACGCCTCGGCGCCCATTATTGTCGGGGTAGACCCAGCCAGGTTCGGCGCTGACTCGACGGTGATCGCTATCCGGCAGGGCAGGGACGTCGTGACGATCAAGCGGTACAAGGGCGACGACACGATGACGGTGGTCGGTCATGTGATCGACGTAATCGAGGAGTACAAGCCTGCGCTGGTTGTCATCGACGAAGGCGGGCTAGGCGCGGGCATCGTGGACAGGCTGAAGGAGCAGCGGTACAAGATCAAAGGCGTCAACTTCGGCAACAAGTCAAAAAACCCGATCATGTACGGCAATATGAGGGCGCAGATGTGGGGTGAAATGCGGGAGTGGCTGAAGTCGGCCAGCATACCCAAGGACAAGTTCTTGAAAACCGATCTGATTTCGCCTATGATGAAACCGGACTCGCGGGGTACAATCTTTCTGGAGAGCAAGAAAGAAATGAAATC